CAACGAGGTTTGCACCTAGACCGAAGCCTGCACCTTGGCGGGCTGTTAGACCGACAGATGGGCTTAGTAGATCGAGGATGGCGAAGACAACGGCGGCGATTGTAGCAACAACTACAATTTCTTCGACAACCGGGGTCTTGCGGGGGATGATGACCATGGCTACAGCAACAGCCAGACCTTCTAGGAAGTATTTAATAGCGCGTGTTAGCAATTCACCAGCTGAGAATCCGTCCATGTTTCTATATTTCGGGTGTCGAAATATTTTCCGCGGTGTTGTGTTATTCTCATTCAGTAATCCGGGGAAGATTCGACTGCGTTCAAATCTAAAGATTCAAACATCTGGATCAGTAGATAACCATGTCGGGCGTTGAAGAAAAAAAGGAAGTTTATCTTGAAGCAGACAAAGAAATCCCAGGTCAACATTATTGCTGCCTGAGTTTTATTAGTCCTCAAAAAGTTCTAAAAAACAAAGATGTATATTTTTTCAGTGAATTTCTAAAAGATTATGAAATTCAATACAAAATCAAAGCAACAGAATCATTCCTAATGGCTGAAGCCAATAAAGTACAAGATGCAGGAGCTCGTGTTCAAGACATTCTGGAAAACATTATTCTAAAATCACCCGCTCTTGCATCTGATCTAAGTGGTTCATTGCAAACTGTAAAAGATATTCGTGCTGGATTAACACGCGATGTTGCAGCTGATCTAGAAGCACATGTAAAAGCCAATATGTCCGATTTCAAGACATCTGTCATTGAAGAAGCGTATGAAACATTCTTGTACAAACACAAAAAGCGTCTTGAAGATGACTTTTTTGCTAAAAACGACTTTCGTACAACTGTACAAGGTCTCAAAGTACGTGGTGTATATGATACATATAATGAAGCAGCTGCGCGCGCAAAGACACTACAAAAACTCGATCCATCATTCAATGTATATGTCGGACAAATCGGATTTTGGCTACCATGGGATCCTGAACCCCATGATGTCGCTGACCAAGAATATGCAGATGATCAACTCAATACACTCATGAAAAAATACAAGGAAAATGAAGCACAACGCGACGAATTCTTTGCAAAGAGCAAAGCTGATAAACTTGGTGGTGCACGTATTGGTGGTGCTAAATTTGGTGGTGGTGCAACAGGTGAAAGTTCTGTACCACCGGCTGATATGTTTGCAGGTGAAGATCTAGCCATTGCTCGTAAACGTGAAGCAGCTGCAGCACCTTCTAATAAAATTCAATAAAAATTGACGCGTTTAGTTTAGTTTAAATATACATACTCAGAGTTTCTGAGAATGTATATTCTTTATATTGTTCCTACACCCGAGTCAAAAGATGCATATACTGCTACAGCTGCTGCGTATATGTCTCGTCCATACCATGAACGTGACGCTGGATTTGATCTCTTTTCAACCGAATTCAAAGTAGATCCAATTCAATCATCTGCAACTCCATCAACTATGATTGATCAACAATTGGTTGCAGCTTGTTATGATACTGAACGTAAACTATTTCGTGCATTTTGGATGCTACCACGATCATCACTTTCTAAAACACCTCTACGTCTAGCAAATTCCGTTGGTCTTATTGATGCTGGTTATCGTGGATCCATTAAAGCAGCAGTTTCCAATTTCGGCGCAGATAAATTTGAAGCATCTGCGCACAATCGGTATTTCCAACTTGCGACTCCAGATCTACTTCCATGGGATCGTATTGAACTTGTAAATGAAATTCCAGGTGGTGAAACACTACGTGGAACGGGTGGATTTGGTAGTACAGGAGTAGATGCAAGTGGCATGACATATTATGCATAACCTTGAATAAAAAAATGACATCCTAATTTTTTAATTTTGGGTTTAGTATACTTTTGCCATGAATAAGTTTACAACCAGTATTTCAAACAATGTGCTTCGCGTTATTAAGCAGTGTGAAGTGTATCCTAGTCATCAATGTATTCCTGTAAAATACATTACAAGCATAGAACACTTTCGACCATTGTGTATTACTATTCAATATAATACAAATAATCAATACAATCGTATTGAGATGGAGTATTCTACACATGAAAAAGCTACATCTGTATTTAATGAATTGCAAACTGAACTTGAAAAATATCATACAAAATAAAGTAACTGTGGATACAAAATGTATCTGGTTATTGTGAACTATACACAGACAAACTGTGAAACAACGTCTGCATCTGACTTTTATTATATAACAGCAGCATCTCTTCTTGAAAACTTTGAAACAGCTGCTACTTTTTTGACTGATCCTGCTACAACTGGAATTATTCTAACTGGTGGACCTCAATATGTATCTGAAATAGACAAATATCCCGAACTATATAAAGAAGTTCAACTTATTCAGATAGCTGCGAATTGCGGCAAGATTGTTTTAGGAATCTGTTTAGGATTTCAACTTATAAATTATACATTTGGAAATACAGTTGTAAGACTATCTGAACCTCGTATTGGATGCGGATATCTAGATATTCGTTCTGTTTGCACACACGATTCACGTTTCAAATGTCTATACGATCCTGCTATGCGTCATGCATTTTCGTTTCATCGTGATGGTGTTGAAGTAAATTCAAATAAACATTTAGAAGTTGTGGCTCGTAGTCATTGTGGTCTTATTTATGCAGTATGTCATCGTACATTACCTATTTACGGTATTCAATTCCATCCTGAAATAACAACAGCCGCTATTACACGATATCTTACATATTATAAAGAAATACCAAAGACATACATTGCATCAACTGAAGATCTTGAAGTTGTACGAAACATATTTTTTAGTGTATTTCCTGGTAAGGATGCATTATAAATGGCTATATAATATGTACAATCTATAATATATAGAATATACATATTTTTGACGACGCCTGCAGGATTTGAACCTACGCACGGAATCCGTAACAGATTTCAAGTCTGTCTCCTTAACCACTCGGACAAAGCGTCTTGAATCGGGAGGATTTTCTCCCTATTTTATTTGATCAAAAAATTTTTTAAAAGAGTGTCGCGTCAATATTTCTTCACATGTACAATTGGACCTTTTGCGGGACCGGATGCAGTTGATGTTAATGTCGGAACATTTTCACCAGCGGCTTCAGCTGCTTCTTTCATACGCTCATATTCAACTGATTTCAACCAATGCTCACGACTACCTATCTTAAAGTCTGGACGTGAAGCTGCTTTGTACCAAAACACACAATCTTCAATACGATTTGTTTTTGCACCATTGTGAATAACTAAACATTCATAATTTTCTGTACATTGATCCATAATTTGACAAAATAATTCAAATGTTGGAAAAATACCCGCGAATTGTTCATAAATACGACGACGTGCTGCGACTTGATTTTCACGTAAAATAAATACATAATCGACTTGTCCACGCAATACAGGTGGAATACCCATGACGTACTGTAAAGCTAGAATATAGAGTAATCCATAGTGACGACCATTCATAAATAATGAACGAATATATTTATCATTAATCCATTTATTGTCGTACATACAGTCATCCATAACCACAAATGCACGACGATCAAGTGGACATGATCCACGTACTTCCATCTCTTTACGAATTTGTTTTGTAATTGCATCTTGACGTTTTAATACATTACTAATAATTGCAGTGTTGAATTCTTCGTGAATAAATAAACTGGGCACTATCGATGAATAAAATGCATTTGCACCTTCTGTACCTGAAATCACTGTACCAATCGGGAATTTCTGTTTATGCCACATTAAATCTTTAATTAACCATGATTTGCCTGTACCACGACGACCAATAAAAACTACAACTGCATCATCGGGAATCATATTCATATTGAATTTTGATAAACGTAGATTGACTTGAGGACGTGGAGCTCCACTACCTGCTGTGGCTGCTGCTGCAGTTGCTGCTGGAATCATAGACGATAATGGTGCACCTGCACCTCCTGGAGCTGACATGTCTGTCTTGATATTTTACATATGGATTTTTTTATAAGAAAATTGACTCAATAATTTGCGGTTAAGACTTGTAAACAGACCCGATCAGCAATTTAGAAGAACAATGGCTCGTGGTATGCCAAGACGCGGACGTGGTGGTGGAAGAGGTGGTATTGCAAGAAATGGTCATAATACACAAAAACAAGCACTACATGATTCAGATCGTATTGCGAAACCTCATACATCATTACCTGATGAATTAATGGTTCATCCATCTGCATGCGATATACCCGTATGTATACAAGAATCATTTCCGGAATTTTCCAAAATTCAGCCATTTTTCTCGATTTTAGAACGACTTGTACCAGAATATGCAGGATCTATGTTTGCATATAAACAATGTTGGGTCGGGAATAACTCTTTAAAATGTATTGAACGTGATGAATCCGATACGTTTCGTGCAACTGTTGTTCTAGATACTGATGAAAAACACAATGTATTTGTAAAGCGTATACATTTATTAGATCCAATTCGTTATATGGAAGGTGAATATGTAATACCAAATGAAGGTGGATTGGCTGCTCCTAGTGAATTATGGAAATCTGCACTTGCTAAAATTAATGATCAACAAAATGAAGCATATGTGGATGCATTATTTTCAATGTGTGCTTCTAAACTTGTAGAATCAAAGCGATCACCACACTGGTGCCGTAGTTTTGGTACATTTTCATCACGTGTAAGTAATTATGTATTTAATATCACAGATGATTATGACAGTTTACGTCATCGTCCGTGGTGGCGACGCAATCAGCGTCTTGGAATCTTTTCATTAGTCAAAAATGAAGATCAAGAAGAAGCTCAAAATACATTTATGACAACCGGTATTTCAAACATTGGCGATGATGATTTTATTGAAGTATGTGAAGACGACAGCATCGACTGCGGCGGTGCTTCTTCAACAACGAATGAACTTGTTTCATCCTCAGAACCTGTCATTGATAAAGAATCGCCCATTGTAAATCTTGCTGCACCGAAATTACGTCTAAAACCCATTAGTCCATCATCAAATTCTGGATCTTCTGGTTTTACAAGTGATACAAGTGGAAGCGATGACGATGATGATTGCGACGATGACTGTGATGATGAAGAAGAAATTTTACAATATGTTGAATTTCGCGATTTTCCTGTACAAGTTACATTGTTAGAACGTGCAGAAGGAACTATGGATGAACTCCTAGATGAAGAGGATGAGGATGATCCTAAAATGTTGGAAACAAAAGATGCACGTTGGGGTGCTTGGTTATTCCAAGTTATTGCTGCACTTACATGCGCACAACATTATTATGGATTTGTTCACAATGATCTGCATACAAATAACGTAATGTGGT